CTGCCGATATTGATTACACCATTTACATTTTCCATCAAAAGATATAATGCTTTTGCTGCATCTTCCCCGTAGGTAAAATCTCTAATTGCTGCACCAGTTCCCCACGGAGTAACATAATATTTATTTTGAACGGCTTCATAAAACTTTGCTATTAATACGGGAACTACATGACCATTCTCAATATCAAAATTATCATACTCTCCATAAAGATTCCCGCTGATAGCATAAGCGAAGTCCATTCCATATTGTTCTTCATTAGCTAGTAATTGAGCAAGCATAAATCTTTTTGTGTGAGCATAAGAATCTTCAGAGCCATGTGGTTCTCCCCACCAGATTTGATCTTCTGTCAATGCTTTCCCTCTTCCAAATTCTGGGTAGATACAACCCGATCCCATCGCTGTAATTTTCTTAACCCCAACTCTTCTTGAGAACTCAATCACATTCATATTAATCATCGCATTATTAAATAATACATCAGCTTTATATTTTGCATTCCCTCCGCTACCATATACCTGAGCAGCAAGATGAAAAACATAATCAGGTTGTTGTATCTCAAAGAAAGTTTTAGCTTCTGAAGTATTCCTTAAATCACAAAACTTACTTCCAGTAATATGAATATTTGAATATCCTATAGATAATAATAAAGCATGAAGGGCATGCCCTACCATCCCTGTCCCGCCAGTAATTAATATCTTAGAATCTTTATTCATCATAGAACACCATCAAAGTCATATCCATATTTCTTTGTTAACTCAGGACTCATATAATCCAATTTCAAATCTTTTCTGCCACCAAGCAATTCACTTATTTTATTCATCGATGCCGACCTTACAGAATTAAGAGAATGGGTAAACAATAACATTTTCCCTTGATCATCACCGCCTGACCTTGCTTTAGATTCATTTGCCCAGATGCTCTCATTTATAAAAGCATTAATAATAATTGCTCGAATAAATCCCCCTTGTCTTTCTCCCAATAATAAATCAAGATCATGCATTATTTCAGATGCTTCTTTTTCATATTCTTCCTTGTTCTCAGCAATCTTAATTGATTTGATGGTTATGATAACCAGACGATCAATCATCTGTGCTACTGATGGAAAGTATTTTCTATCCATTATTACCCCCTTTTAAAATAGTATTGGATCATTTTTATGTTCTTCATATTCAGCTAAAATCTTCTCAACTGTAATATCAAAATGTTGCCCACCCCAACCATTTACTAAACTCTCTTCTGAAAACCTATTCTTACGCCCAAGTATTCTACGCTCAATTGTCATTTTAATATCGGGAAGCCTCCAATGAGCACCATCAAAAACTATATTATCAGTTACTTTTATTTTTTCATTTTCAAAATAGTACTGATGTCCTTCATGCCATTTAATATTAATTTCAGGCTTGATAATAGTTGGCTTATTGTAATGAGCATTATATCCATCAGTCCTATTCGGATCACCATGCCTTCTTTGAAAAAGTGCGGGTTCATTATAATCCAGCTCCTTATCAGTTTCATGTTTATATACTTGCCACATAGAAGCATATATTACATTCCCATTGGCTAATTCTAAAGCTTGATTAATTGATAAATTATTTGGGGGGAAAAGAAATTCATCGGCATCAACGTAGAACAACCAATCAGATTTACATTCAGAAGCTAATTTATTTTCTTCTTCTGTAAATATCCTTTCGTTCTGACCACCGATACAGGTGCTCCAATGAATTTTTACTTGGGGAGATTTTTCTAAAAGTTCAATTGTTCCATCATTGGAATCAACATCAAGATTAACTATGATTTCATCTGCAAATGAATAATGATCTAAAAAAAACGGAGCAATCAATACCTCATTATACATTTTACTAAGTACTGATACTTTCATTTCCCCTTTTCCCCTTTCACAAAATTAGTTTTCTAGCCACTCCTTGCTAGAGTGTTATTTTTTATTGACTAGCAAATACCGATTGCCAATCTTCCCTATTGCCATTAGTTTTTGAATGACATGATGGGCACAACGAAACTAAATTATCTGAACTACAATTATATTTATCATAGTCTATATGATGAATATCTAATTTTCTATTTAGCTTAAACTCTGGTGTTAAACAAAGAACGCATACATTACCATCTCTGAATCTTATTATTTCTTTCAACCTGTTGCTAAAATCACCAGAGTACAACCTACTAGATTTTTCATTTTTCCAACTAGGGGAGTTTTCCCCTGACATTCTTTCTGACATTTTTTGTTTCCTTTCCCCAGAATTACTCCAAAGCAATATTTGGGAATCAGACATTTTTTTACAATCCTCTTTAGAAAAAACCTGCAACTTTCTTTTATCTATTATTTTCTGTAATGTTTCTTTAGTTACTATATGCCCCATTAATGTTTTAGAAGTTTTTTCTCTAACAGCTAATGCTTTTTGAGGGTTGTTTTCTCCTCTGATATGATGTCCATGAATATATGTATTCCAACGCTTATAAACCTTATTCCACGTAACCTGCTCTTTACAACCACACGCACATAGTTTTCTATTTTTATTTTCCATCATTAATCCATTCAATTGTTGGTTCACCAAATTTCTCTTTTATAAAACCGCTCATTGATTTCACATAAGGTTTTACTTCCTTTTCTCTATGAACCCATCCTTTTTGAAACAGAGCATAATCATACTTGGTGCTGGCGATCCCTATTAATGGGCAACCGCATAAAACAATCTTTGTGTATCCTAATCGAATTGCTGCCACCGCCCCCAGTAAAGCTGAACTACCTGATGGTGCTAGATGCTCTTCTACTATATCAACTCCATCTTTTAATTTATGGTGGATGAGTTTGTAATTATGAAATCCTTTTGTTTTTAATTTTTCTTTTATTTTTTTAAAATCTTCATCGTGGTATGACGCTATATAATTAATCGGAAATTCACATTTATCGATTGCATCAAGCCCGATTGCCATGCTGTCGTAGTTGTCGCAAAGCAAATCAAAACTTGCAATATCTCTTAATGTTCTTTCAGCAGCACCGATTAAAATAATTGGCTTCATTTTACTTCCTGCGTTTGATTACCGTTGTTGTTTGTTTTGCAGCCAGATTAGCTATTGCCTGTTCCCTGATAGCAACAGTTATTGATTTCATTTCCTCTTGTATAGCTGCTTCTTGTATAGCTGCTTCTTGTGCAACAGTATCAACAACCCATCCTTTATCAACATCCCATTTCGGGAATTCACAAGCAGGGGCTATTAAAGTATACTCTGATGGTATACTACCAATGGCATTTACAATGAAAGTATTAACAGGATTATCTTTTGAATAAACTAACTGTCCTCTATAATCATGTGCCTCAATCCATTTATCATTAACAAAAACAGCCACTTTATTTTTTGCTACTTTTATTGGTTTTATAAATGTAGCATATAAAGGAAGTAACCATATTTCTTTCTTTTGTATTCTTGTTTCTTCTGGATCAAGCCTTGCTTCTGATTCTCCAATATATTCTAATGTAATTGAATCGTAATTATAAATTATCATAGTTTCCCTTCCTTTCTAATTTTAATTATAAACCAGTTCTAATTATCCATGCAACACTTATATTTATTGGGCGTGTTTCAGCTCCCCCTGTACTGCCAATAGAATATGCTCCATTAGAAGGGCGAGCATTATTATTAATTCCTGGACTTGAATGAGCAAGTGCTTCATTGTCAATACCGTGAGTATGGCTCTTAAATGCATCTGCTTGAATAGAACCAACAACATCACCAACAACATTTGGTGGTATATTAGCATCAACACGGGTTGCTTTATCAGGATCACGTCCTGCCGAAAAATCTCTACCACGTAAAAATCTACCACGGTAATCAGGGAGTCTAAAAGTACCCACACCCGTACCATATACAGACGAACCAATAGCTGTATACAATGCACTATAAGTTGTCTGTGATATTGCCGAACCGTCACATTCAAGAAAACCAGCAGGAATAGTTGTCGAAGATGGATAAGGAATAACACCTCCAGTAGGTATCCCAGCAGCAGTAATTAAACTAAGTAATGTTGCTTTATTTAATAACACTCCCATTCCCGTAGTAGCATTAAAATCTGTTTGTACTTGTGCTGCTGGAATAGTAGGTTTATTTGTAAGAAATAATTTACCACTACTTGCAGTATAATCAATAGCACCTTCAGCTTCCGTTATAATATGTGCTAATTCTACAATCAAATCTGATTTACTTGCATCAGACATATCATAGCCTTTAGCAACCATCATATCTCCGAAGGCAGATATGAATATCGACATCTGATGCCTGAATTTATTATCCATTTCAGGATCACAAATGTCCCCTGTCTTCGCACCTGTTTCTCGAATAGTATCAGCAGCATATGCAGTATCATTTTGCATTGGGTTTGTTGCTGTTGTTCTCCATTGTAAAAATTTATTTGCTGCCATAATTTATTCTCCTTTAATAATACCCATGATTCCAACCACCAATGTAAACGTTATCATATCCCCAGCCCCAAAGCGGATGCACAGGTAATCCAAATCCAGTAATCCAAACAGCTTGCGGTCTAGGAACAATGTAATCATTCATAATCAAATCGTACACAATGCTTGTCAAACCAGCCGATGCTGTAATTGTAATTGACATATCTAAATTATCTACAACTTGAATAGAACCACCACCAAATAATTCTTTCCAAAGTGGTTGCAAACTATCAATGTTCCCATCCCAATTATTTTTCCCTATTGTTGCTCTTAAAAGTTTTTTGTAAGTTTCATCATCAAGAACAGGACTTACTGTTGGATCGGTTGGTTGAAATTTAATTTTTCTTGGACATCCTACTATCGTTCCAATAATATCAAGAACAGGGTTAGGGTAATCTGATATAGGGGTATATTCTCCAGCCTCTTGTACTAAAGTTCCGTCACCTTGTAATACTAATATTCCTAATTGATCTGCATACTCAACAATCGTATCATTAATATCAAAAAGAACTTGCAAGTTATTTGTAACATCATCAGAATAAGTTAGCATCCGTAAGGATACACGTAGCCAATCAAGAAATTTAGTGGACAATTGATACTGTGATGTCACCAGAGCAGTATAATCTTCCAATAAATGTGTATAAGGGGCTTCCGTTGTAACAACTGTTTTAGGCGTTGCATTTTCCAAAACAGCAGTTGGTGGAATAAACACCTCAGTAATAGTAACTTCTTCAGGACTTCCCACCCCTGTTACCACTTCAAAGTATCTATCTTCTGTCGGTAATCTTAGAAAAAATGTTCCCACTCTTTACTCCTTAAACTGGACTACCATTATTACCAACAATTATAACCTGTATGTTTGTTGCTTCACCAGAAACAACATGATCAAATGCAACAGTAATATCAGTTGTTGCTTGTGGACTAGCATCTATCCCAGCAGTCAGATTTTTAATTGAAAAAATAGGAGTTGATAAATCGTCCATTATAGATAGAGCAGCACCATACAAACCAGAAATAGTCAGATCATCACCAATCTGTAAACTGTTTAAATAGGCAAGTACGGCTGCTTCAATGGCATCTGTATCTGCTGTTGTATATAGGGTATCCCCTGTGATCTGATCTATTAAGGGGTATACATAAATCTTTGTATAAATTGGGACGTAATCTGGTCGAGAGAATTGTATATTTGTGACCAATCCAGTTACTGTGCTTGTTATGGGAATTGTTATAGCCCCATTCATAGCACAACCAATTCCACGATTATTATAGATGGCTGTAGCTATTTCAGTATTGTCCCCACCTTCAACAATAGCAGTAATAGAATGAGCTACACCATATGTATTAGCAACATGAGAATAATTTTCATACACTCTATAACGTGTGACATTATCAAGGGCAGCAATAGCAGAAATTGTCCCATCAAGTTTTGTTATTGATGGCATTGAAACACTTAGTGCTTGCCGTACTCTTAACTGGGCATCAGTTTCTACAGCTGTTCCAACTGTTGCAGCAGTTGAATTATTTACACGTGTCCATCCGTAAGTCGGGGTAACAATGCTTGTGATCGTATTCGGTAATGCCGTTATCGCTCCAACATCCTGTGCTTTTGCTGTACAACTCAGATAGTAATATTCACCAAGTGGTGAGCCAGCTGCTTGCAATGTTACTGTTACTGGTAAATTCCACTTAACACCATTCTCATCCTGCACAACACCATTATTAATTGTCGTTGCCCGTGTGCCTGTTAATTCTACGGTACATTCAGAATATGTCGCTGCCTTCCTTGCTATACCGTTTAATTTAACAATGGATGAAAGCCCAGAACCTACTGCGGTTGTGGGGCTTGTATTATTCCATGCTAACTGAACTGCTTGTAGAGAATCAAAAAGTTTTAAAGCGATGATGGATAAAAACTGGTAATCTGTAGAATCAATCCCCAGATAAACATCAACACCGTAAACACTTTGTGCCCCTTCAATTAATGAATCGAGTATATCTTGATAAGTGGGAATGTGGAAGCCACTATCGTCACAATACGGAATAAAGTAAGCCATTATGCCCCTCCCTGATTATTGGTGATTGTTATTGCTCCATAAATTGTATCTACTTGGCAATAGAAAAAGTATTCACCTGTGCTGGAATAAAAACCAGTATCCAAATAAGTAATATTTTTTACTCCAGTAGTATCCAAAATTGATTTTTGTAGAATTCGATCTATTACTTCCTTTTTAGTTCCTACCTGTCCCATTATTTCTTCCCACCACGGGACACCCTGAGTAATATCCTCCCACCATTCACCAAGAAATAATTTCAGGTGAGTAATTATTACTTGAGCAACTGCATACTCATCAACAAGATAATCATTTTTTCCCTGCCCGAATACTGGTTCACCTGTTGCATCTAATCTACGTACTCTCATTTATTTTGCCTCTGTATTTATTGTAGCACAATTTGCAGCTACTAGCGAAACGGTAGGCTGACCTGTTACCCCAGCCGTAGTAGTATCAGTGTGGAAATGTGCATTGTATATAGCAATCAATCTTTCATCAATTAATTTTTTTAACCCAGAAGATGCCCCCAAGTTTATTTTGGTGGATGTAATTGTAACTTCCCCATCCTTTATTACAACAGTTGTCCCATTTGTATCTATAGTAATAGTCCCATCTTCAACAACCGAAGTAGTTGAATCTCCTACTGCTAATGTAATTTTATCATCTGCTACTGTAACCCTTACTGACCTATCTTCATTTCTTATTTCCAGATCATCTTCGTTATAAGCTACCAATGTTTTTGCATTTGGCTGACTGCGGAAACCAACAAGGGCAAAGGGATCATTCAAACTATGCCGTCTAATATCTTTTGATTTTCTCCCAGTTCCACCACGTACAAACCAATCATCAATACAAGTATCCGCAAAAATAAGTAAACACTCATCCCCCTCTTTAATAGGTGCTGTTATAGAAAAGTTTTTAGTCCCAAACATATATACAGGAATATCGGGCAACACGGGGACAGCTGTTATTTCACCATAGACACTTTCATCAATACATAGTTGAGCTGTAATGGTTTGCATATCTGGATTAAACGATTTAACAACAGCGGGGGAAGCCACACGTAAACGAAAAGCAAAATTATCAAACATCCGCATGATGTTATCTTCTAATGAATTTGATACTCTGAATAATGTACTATAATCTATCCCTGCCATAGAACCTCATTTTTTATTTAGTGGGCTTATTGCGTTAGAGGGATCAACTTCACCCTTAACTTCTGAATACCAATCATTTCCTCTAGTATCTCCAACATGAGTCACAAGTGATGTGGTATAGTATTGTTGCTCTGTGTCCTTTAATTCCGCAGGAACATTATTTATCGTTCGATAAAACTCTTTAACATACGTACCCTTTATTACCTCTAATTTAGATAACCAGCGTATATTAGGGTCTAGCAAACAGCGATACGTAATTCCTTTTTGTAGTTTAGTAATTTGGGAAAGCAACCCATACTCTTTCCCCACCTTTATTGGAACTGTATCTACTGCTGAATCCTTCATCCAAATAACTTCTCCAGTTTTAGGATCAACTCCAAAAAGTTGATTTGTATTTCTAGCGTATTCCCGCACCACATTATAACCAGTATCATAAGTAATCTTTCCTCGACTTACTAACTCTGCTTGAAGAGCACTTGTTTTTGCTGCTACTTTAAACTTCCCGCTAGTTAGTGATCTCTCAGCATGATCTCGCAAGGTTTCAGTATTAGCCTCAACATACTTTTCTGCTATAAACTTCTCTATAAGATATTTTGCGTTAGAAGAATGTATAGTAAGTGCGAAATCAACCCCATTTATTTTTTCAGTTAAACACTGCATTATTCCAAAATCATTCCAGATTGTACCATATTCACCCTTAACACCGCTCCCATAATAACCTGCTTTAACTGTTAAACCTGTTCCACTCTTCATAATTTCTGCTATAGAATTTTTACTTAAATTATAAACTGTTACATCTCCATAAAGAGGAATCTGCATGCCCGATGGAATCGTGAAAACACATTTTAAATCTGCTTGTTTCGTTGGGTCACTTGCAGATAGATACACAGTCTTGCCTGTATCCAACGAAACGCTAATCTCCCACTGGCGGTTGTAATACTTTGTATTGTAACTGCTTACCTTTGGTATTCCTTTAATAGACATTTATTTATTATCATCCCATATTAATTGAAAATCTGTTCCTAAGTTTGTATCATCGGGTGAATCCATTGCAACGTTCCCCCAATTATAAATATAAGCACTTCCTATTTGTAAATAATCATACTGCTCTAAAAGATTACCATTAACTACCAATGGGAGAGAATCAATAAGTATTTCTAAAGTAGAAGCATTGCTAACAGTCATTACCCAATAATGAGCGGTCATATTATAATTTATATTAAAATGAAAATTAGTAAGGACACCATTAATTGTAATAGCATAATCAAAAGATTGGTATGGAGATGTGCTTACTGGAATTACTTGTAATGTCATTGTTATCCTTTTATCCTTTTATTCTTTTATTTATGGAAGAGGAAGGTTGCTGCTTCTCCCCTCATTAACAGTATGAACATAATCCATCAACCCCTCGTCTCTTGTTTTGGGCATACTTGCTCCCTCAAATACGGGCGGTAGCTTATATTGGCTCTTACTTTCTTCGACAACTCCCGCAGATTTACTTACAAATACTTCTTTAAATGTAATAGTGGCAACCATACTATAAACCGTTTTTTCATCGTCCTGTATTTTAATACTTTCAATTAACATGTTCTCATATAATTTTAATCTTGTTTGAACACTGACAGGCAACCCAGATCGTTGCATTTTTACAAGTTCTTCATACGCTGAAACTGATCGGGGGCGAACTTTAGTTTTAGTCTTAACATTAGCAAACAAATTCATTGTATTCCTAGTAGTTGTATACGCTAAGGAAGATAACCCGCCTGAACCCTGAGAAGCAGCAGTTAATGACCAATTTTTAGTTGACCACGGTTTGTCGCCAAATTGTAATGGCTTAATTGATCTCATTGCTTCACTCATCATAACGTCAAGAATAAGTATATCAGGCATTTGGTATGAGTGATCTGTTATATTTGCACCGTCTTGAACAGGATGCTCGGTTATTTTTCTTATAAAGGTGTGATCCTCTCTCATTACACCATCAAAAAAGAATTGTGTTCCTTTGGGATCACTAATATAAAGAGTTTCCGCTCTTGGTAAAAAACTACTAACAGCTGCCATCGCAATCTGCCCAATCCCCACCGCATTTCTGGCAACCGTATTAACAGCATTATTATATGGCAAGTTTAAATTTGGGAACTTAGGTGGATTTGGAACTTGCGGTAAACTTGGTGACTTCGGCATATTTGGTAATTGGGGAAGTGTGGGCGTAGTAGATGGGAATACCGACAATGATTTTAAAAAAAGAAATTGATCTAACATGGTTATCGTTTTCTCCCTGCTTTTGCTATTTCCATATACTGGCTAATGCTTGTTGTTTTGCTTACATCACGTACATTTAATCTACTTGTATCACCCGCTATAAGCTTTTGAATATTTCTTTCCCCTGTGTACCATGCCCCTGATATTAAATCAGCATTATTACCAAACAACAATTGTAAAGCTCTAGCATGGTGTGCAGCAACTATCTCCTGATTCTCTGGTGTCATTGGGGCATTACTTCCAAGCCCCGCTTGCTCTGACCACTGTTTCCAGTTTGTTGGCATAATTTGATATTTCCCCTGAGCTTTTTCCCCTTTATATCGTCCTTCAGTTACCAATGCTCCTTGTGCTGTATATGCATCTCTTCTCCCCCGTGTTTCAGCCCATGCAATACCCTTTAAAACAGATTTTATAAAATCAGAGCCTTTAAGTGACGATGATGCAATAGTTGGGGTATCACCATCAACCATTATTATTTTATAATTTGTAGTTACATTATAAATTGTCATACCTATTATTGCATTGCTGGAACAGTTTGTATAGTTGTACGCTGATTCCTAACTACAGCAGTACCATCCTTAGTGTTTACAACAAGATCAGCATTGGTAGTTACATTAACAGTAGGCTCTTGTTGCGGTGTGTTAGCGTTTTTAGTGACATCAACATTGCTGTTAAAATTAAACAAGTTTTTTAAAGGATTAAATCCCATATAAGGATTGCGTGTTATTCCTGCCTCAGCATTTATTTTAGCTTTTCGGGGGGCATCTAAAATATAATCCTTTGACCAGCTTACAAATCCTTGTTCCTTTGGTTTATTGGGGTCTGTTTTAAATTTATAATATAGCCACCCCAAACCAAGAGCTGCCAATATAGCAACAAAAATTGCAATTATCCATCCGATAGACAGCCCACCAATAAGCGTAACCATATATGCTAAACCAGCTGCAATGTACCCTTTCATTACTCCCCATAATGTGCCTAAAGAACCCAAATTCCTTAGAGTGTCAGTAGCATTGTTTACTGCACCACCTTTTATATCTTCAGGATTAGTAAGAAATACAGGTTGCACCCCAGTAGCAGCTTCTATCGCCTTTGCTTTTGCAATATTTAACGATAACTGGGCATTGCCTTTTATCCCATCCCATAAATTTTTACCAAAGCCCCCTATATTTTTTAAAATTCCCCACCCTTTAAATGCAAGAAATCCAGCAGCAATAACCCCTAATGTGCCAGCTACAGCTTTAGTTACAGTTGCCATAGTTTTTAATTTATTTGAAACAGACTCAACAATATTTTCTCGGTGTTCGATAAAAAATTCCTGCATTGATTTTAATTTATTTGAAACATAATCTAATTCAGGTGATAGTTTACGTGCTAAACTGGCAACCATTTGATCGGCAAAAAACTTCCCTGTGACACTTAATTCTTTAAATTGAAAAGCTATATCACGTAATCGTCTATATTCCTTTTCATCCTCTGCCATATTTTTAGGCTTTAGCTTATCCATTAACAGCATCAGCTTGTTAAAATTTTCTCTTAACTCAGGAATATTAGCCATGTCTTCAATGGACTCACCCATTGTAGCCATAGCAATTGAAACTTTTTTTGCCATCGCTGGTGCAGTATACATATGCAAAGCAAACTTTTGATATTCCATGTCTGCCTTGATTGTTTTTCCAACCTGAGCCACAAGAGCAGTATCAATAGCAGTAATGGCACTAGCAGCAATAGCACCGTACTTTAAATACTTTTTACCCATGTCAGATGTGCTAGTGCCAATTTTCTTAGTAAGCCCATCTAAAAGATCATGCATTCTTTTATATGCAGCGGTATCAACTTGAAAACCAAGTTTTACTAGATACTCTCGTATTACATCAGTAGCTGTCATCTATTTATATCCTTTTGCTGATTTTCTGACCATTCTCTAACACGTCTTTCATTCTCATTCTTAACTGTAAACATTTCATGCCAATCGAGCAAGTCACCAAATGTATAAGTACCGTCCCATACTTGATGTTGTTGCCAAGCCCCATTCATTACTGGGGCATATGCATACATATTTACATTTTCACATTGGATAAATTCAACTCCGAAAAACTCGCCTTCATTTCCTCCAATGCGTTTTCGGTAAAAAAATCGGTTACGTTAAACCCCAATGCTTGCACAGTAAGGAGCATAACTGTAACCGTATCTGTTTCCAAATCAGGAACTGCCCACCTTCCATCTCCCAACATAATGGGAACGGGGGCTACAATATTATTTACCATCTTTATTTCTGAACATACTTTTAAACAATCCCGCATCAATGAAATAAAACTATCTTTACTCATTGTTGGAAGACTTGAACGATCCTGCCCTGCTAGACCTTCTACTTTTTCATCTAACCCCATTGGTAAAATCTGAGTAAGCAGGGTGTAAACAATGTACGACCCCGTTAAAGCATCAAACTTATTTAATCTAAATTTTCTTGACCCAATTGTAATATCCTTGAATGTTTCTCGTTGTACCATACTTCTTCCCCCTTCATTATATTATTTTTTCAAAATTGAAACCCTCATCAGCACGAATGCTCTTTCTGACCCAATAATTTACATATTATGCATTTAACGTCTGAACATCAGCAGCCATTAATTTCCAATCTACCAAATCTCCTTTTGAAGCGTATGCCTTATCTGGAAGTTTATTGAAACTAATACCAGAAAGAACATGACTTGTTCCATCACTTGCATTACGAATAAACATTGTAGTCTGTGCCCATTCACTTGTATCAGCAATTAACAGATAATTGTAAAGACCAACTAAATATTTATTTAGCAATCCTGTTTGTTGGCACTTAATTTCAGCACCACCATTATTACCAGCCATTTTTGAAACCATTACTGTCCCATCCGCTGCAATATTATGATCAGTTCTATCAGTAGTCATAGTAACTGTTAACTGACCAACTCCTTCACCAGTAAATTGAAATACACCATAACTGGGGTGTACTATTGCTCCAGACATATCTAAAAAACTATAAGTTGTATGTTGTCCAGCCATAACTAAAATCCTCCAAATCTTTTTATTTTATACTAACGGTTTAAATAAATTCCGATAACAACGCTCTTCACAATTCCACTTAACTTAATACACACGTAAATAGGCATTGATTTATTTGCTTCCCTATCAGCCTGTGATTGTGTTGCATATGGAGCTGACTGACAAACATAACCTAGCGGTAACATGTCACCGTTCTTCACATTCAATACTGTTACACCTGTCCATGTCCCTGCACCAAGAAATCCTCTATTTACCGCTGCTTGGCAACAAATATTACAAGCATGTAAAAGCATTGTCTGCCCAACATCTGTCTGCGGAATCTTCGGTGTTCCATACAACAAATCCATAATTGAAAGTTGAATGTCATTACGAAGCATATCCATGTGAAGAATCTCACTGAAGTCAACCCCATTTGCCATTATACCTTTCTGGAAAATATTATAATAGTTACCGTATGACAAATACACGTTACCATGCTTATCATCAATGTAACCAACTTGTGTTTGTGTTAATTGTTCTACCGCAATTCCAACTTCACCTTTGAACATTAATGTATATGCAGAATTTGCCAGCCCTGTGTTTGCACCCATTGCATAACCCATGATTGCTACAACTGCATAAGGATCATCAGTTGAGTACTGTCCAATTGTTCTGCTGTAAGACAGTCCTTTCAATGTTGAAAAGATATCTGTTGTTGCCGAAGTTATTACCGCAGCTTCATCAGTAGTAAAAGCGTATATGCTTGTCGGTACTGCTGCCTCTGCCCATGCAGCACATGCTTCATGATCCGCTGTTAGTGCATCCAAACATACACCAACATACCATTCGAAGTTTGCTGCTCTACAAGCTGTAATTGCTTCAACGTATGATTCAACAGGTGATGCTGTTGCTTTGTACCCAACCCATAATGTGGTCGGTGCAGGTGATTGTGAAAAATAAAGTAACGCTGCAAGATACTCAGGATCGGTAATTAAAAAACCATCGTCAAGCATATCAGCAGCAGCTGTATACTCACGCACTCGTTCACCCACATCAAATATTGCTCCCCCTGCTGTACCAATAACCAGAAGCTGGTTAAAAGTCGCTCTGGGGGCAGCAAGCGGTGAAACGTACTCCGTAATGTTGATCAATGTGTCCAAATTTAAACTTACTGGGGCTGTCATAATATTATATCCTCCGTTATTCTGTTATTGATTCCAATGTTGATGTTATCTCTACATCAGAAAGTATACCAACATCACTTTGCGTGATAACTTCTGCACTGTCTATCGGATTTACTTCTGGCTCTCTTATTACCAATTCATTAAAACTTATTGTTAAATCCGTTCTCTCCCACCATTGTGTTGCAAATAATTCTGGTGATCTTTTTGGTGCTTCCATATTAGGAATCAAATAAAGATTTTGATTCGCTAATCTATACCGAATATCTGGAGAAAACATACCATCTCTTATTGCCTGTGCATTTTCATAGGAGTCGCTTCCATATATAAGATAATCAACTTGCATTATTCGTGTGTATCCTGTTCGTTGCGTGACCATTGATATAGGTGGTGATACTGAAACCACACGATCAACACTGATCACGTCCCTTTGTTTATTATACTGCCCTTCCTGCTCTGTCCCTTTTAGAAAAACAATATTTTCACTTCTCTTAAAAGCTGGTGCGTTCAACCAACCGATCCGCACATCATTATTTTTTGATGGTGATAAATCAGCCCAGCCAAGTATATCAACAGTGACTGCTTGTATTAAATCTTCAAACTGAACCATCGTTAATACTGTATCAGCCACTAATCACCATCCGTCCGTGTTGCTATTGCTGAATAAAATCCAAAATCCGAATAATCTTTTATATTATGTATTCTATAAGTGCTGCCATGCCAAACTATTGTATCAGACGTTCCCGCTTCCATTGTGGATGTTTCCCGTCTTGTAATGTACATTGGCTGTGTACTAAAAAATTCTAACAAACCTTTTGTCCTATCTGCTTCTGCTGCTTGTATTAAATCAACCCCCTGTACTGGAAGAATTACACCATACATTGCAATTGATGTTGGTGTATCTTCTGTCCATCTACCATTAACAAATTCTCCCTTAGAACGCATCACTGTAAAGGACTGTGCAAACTCAGGGGATTTTATAATTTCACTCATGTTGATCATTTATTCTGCACCTGTGATAACATACGTGATTGCCTTCTGCATTTCATGCGTATCCCGCAAAACTTCCTCTGATCCTTTTCTCTTTATGGTTGCAGGTGCATCAGGTTGCCAGCCATTACGTGGATCATCAAACCAAAGCTGAATCATATTTACAGCGTCTTGCCCAGCAATACCTAAAAATTCTTTTGCTCCCTTTGCATCACCCTTCATTGCAAGTTCTGCCACCACACCCAAATCTTCTTCAATCCTTTCCTTATTTCCACTTGCTTCCAGTGCTGGTTCGATCAATGGACGTGCGGGGTAACCATGAACAGGTGATCCTTTTGTATGCCAGAAAAGTAATTCGGCATTATTTACATTCCCATCTTTTCTACTTGCATTCTTACTGGGAATTCCAACAAGACATTCAAGCTCTGCTATCTCTGCAATTACATCAGCAAGAATCTTATCGGCTTGCAATTCTTTATCAACAAAAGTAATTGCAGCAACACCCAATCCATAATTCTTTATTCCGAAATCAAGTTTGCTCATTTAGTAATCCGTTTGAGAAAGAACCTGTAACCCACCACTACCTACTATCTTTGCAAGTTTAATAAACTGCCGACCATAAGTCGTTGAATTATATTCTCCAGCACCATCAATAGCTACCTCTTGAATGTTGTACGAAACATTTACCCCACCAACACCTTTACTTGAAATCAATCCTTCCCCATAACCAAACCCAGCATCACCACCAGCTGTTTCACTTCCAGAGTTTGCTTTCGCTATAACTAAGGAATGTGCTGTATATAAGGACAGTCCATGTGTGAGTAAATCACCCCAACGTATTTCATTCAATAATTTTGTTCCTATACCCGACCAGAATGTAACAACTGCATCAGGGTATTTTGTTCTGCTTGCAAACTCAGGAAAGTTTTCCCTGAATGCATCAATATCAAAACCAGCAGTTGAAGCTGTTATTTCTAAAACAGGAAGCACTGCTTCCAATTCATAGACTGAACCTGCATCACCAACTATCTGACAGGTAAGTAAATAATTATGTCCTGATTCACCACCCTGTACCCATGCATAAACAACGGAAGGTGTTTCAGCTTGCTGGGTTGAATCCAGAATAGTAGTTGAAACATTTTCCAGTGTTGTTTGATCAACTGCCGTAATACTCGCTGAAGCAATTTCTTCAGTATCACCTAACACATCAGCAAAGTCAAAACTGACGGAGTACTCTTCAGACGGTTGTTTGGTAGTAAAATATTTTGCCATTTATTTTGCTCTTCGTTTAATAGTTACAACTGGTTTCTTTGCAACAGGCTTCTTTGCAGTAACTTTATCCTCTTTCACCGCTGGCTTTTTATCTTTCGCCAAAAGTTTTTTTATCTTCCCTGGTTTTTCTGCATCAAATACAGGTACAACTTCAGCCTCGGTATTCACTGCTGGTAATGTCCCACGCATTGATACACCTTGAACTTCTACTCGATGGGTAATGGGTTTATCTGGATAAATGAGTGTAACAGGAGCGGGTGGTTTGTCACCAAGTAAAATGATAGTGCCTTCGTTGATCAACGCTTTTACAAACCAATGATCTAACATGTTGCTATCAACAGTGTGCCTTCCTACTTGTAACAGTTTCTTTCCCCCGTTAGCTTCTGGAAATTCTATGCATCTTTTTAAATCGATAATCATAATTCTCTTCCCTTTCTTTTGTTATTGTTTAATTACGCATCAAGGTATTCTTGATGTCCTCTATGTTTATTTGATAGTGCAATTGCTGCTCTTCCAACTTCTGTCATTTTATGTGGTTTTCTTAAAGCCTGTTTGTGTTCTTCTGTAAGAGGTTTATTTGCCATTGTATCACTTCGTTTTTTATTGGCTACTTCGGTTTGTGGTACTCCTCTTTTCTTAGCAATTGTTTCTTCTGATTGTTTAGTGCCTGTATGGGCAATGCGTAAGAGCTCTCTAGCTTCATCAGATACTTCATGCCCCATAAGCCCCTTAGATATATTCTCACAATGAGCTTCTGATTTTGGTTTTCCTAATGAAGCAACACTTTGTTTTATTTTTGTTTCATCTGATCGCTTTCTACCAATATTAGATTCAGCTACTTTTCTTGCTGTTTTAGGATTACTCATTGGATTACTGTCACCCAACATTCGTTTTGCTTGTGCCACTTTTTGATCTTCAGTCCACACACGCCCAACAGTTCCGAAGCCCCCGCTTGTGACGTTGTAGCCTTTGGGTGTTTTACAATCTAAAGTTTTTATCCAATAAATTTCTTTCTCATTTAAAACTTCTTTTGTGTCTGCATGATCTATTACCGAAATCGTAAACGATTCAATTCCATATTTGTTTAAAGCTTTGGCAATAGGAAATTTATTATCTCTGATATGTATGGTAATGCGATTGGTCAGTTTCCCTTTCGTCTGCCCAATGTAAATCTTCCCATTGATATTATTTTTTATTTTATAAATTATCATTATGACTTCTTTCTTTTATTTCAATTGTACTCTTCTTACAACAACTTGGTCAATGGTTTATAGTGCAGTAGGATTTTATTCCTACTGCACTATTTGTTAAAAATCAAATCCTTGAAACCCTTGCTACGACTGCATTAGATGCCATCGGCAAAATAAAGTGTCTCTGGATAGACCACCTCTAGTACCCCCAATCTTCCGAAGTACGTAGTGAGATGGAATATCGATCTGTATTCTAGCGGGGTTCTCTGCAACGGAACTAACGGATAGCGAACACGCATTTTGTCCTGCGTATAGCAAACCATTCTTTCAGAAGCATTGGAAGGTGAACCACCAACAGTTCCACGACCTGTCAACCACTTGCAGGGCTGAATATCCAGAGCCTTACCATTTACGGAAAGGGCAATAGAATTATCCTGCAAGAATTTCAGGATCGAAACATTACCAGCAGTAGAAACTGTCTGTGATGTAATGTAAGCGAACTGTGCGGGCGGGAGCAACAGCTTACTGGGGCAGATAGCAAAACCCGAAGCACTCCAGCAAGAGTTCAACAGTGCATTGACATCTGCCAGAATTTCAGCAGGTGTTGCAGCAGCGGTCAAACCAACACTCATCCATTCAGTGTAACCGTGGGTCTTCGTAGCAACGAAGCCAGAGGTAACAACTGTGGAATTCAGCAACCCATATTTGGTTAAACCAGAATCACCGATGTAAACCATTTCATCGATATCCATCTGATACTTCAACTGCATCGCTTTGAACTTCTGATCATCAACGGGGCGACCCATCTGTTGAGCAGAAAGCAATTCAGGAATCGTATAGGACACTTCCATTCCCCAGAGGTACAAGGGGCTGGAGGTCTTACCGATATCCAATGCGATACCAGTAATCGAATTGGAATCTTTACCGATGAAGTTCTTGCTTTTGCCAACTCCACCAGAATTCATGCCACCAGCAGCTGCAAAAGTTGAATTGGTGTAACTTGAACTTTCATCAGCTATGCTGACATCTTCTCGCAGATCAATGTCACGTCCCCACGTCACACTGACGAGTGGCTCATGCAAGGTCTGGTCTAATCTCTCTAACTCACCAACAAGGAATGCACCTGTGGAATCGAGAGTCATTTTATCGTAAGTAATCATTTAATTTCTCCTTATGAATCTTATTTGTTTTTCTTATTACTTTTAATAAGTAACCAACGTTCCATTTTTACAGTGCGTTTGAAATGTTGAAAGAAATTTCGACATTTCCATCTGCATCACCAGTGCCCATGAAGAAACACTGCGGGATAGCATCTTCGTTTCCACCATGTGTTGACTGAACTTTGCCAATATTAGCTCCATCCCATGCAACATAAACCTGTGCATTTTTGGTGGGTGTACCAACAGCTTTCACTGTCATATACCCTCTGCGAAGTACATCAGCGGGAAGAGCAGTAGGCGGTGTAGCAGTACCCAGAGCTTCATTTGTTAAACCCTGTGTCGGGTACGGACGAACCAAGAAGCCATATGTGACTTCACCATCACCATTATGATGCTGGAGTTTTCCCGAAGTCATTACAACGGGAATTCCGTACTCTTTAGGTGTATCAGTATCAGCATCGAGCATTTGAGCCTCAATGACCGCCTGTTCCCTGCGAGTCACATCACCAGCAATACCTGCTGGCATTCTGTATAAAAAAGCGTTTGACATATTTAAAATCCTCCTAAAACTTAAACTAAATCACCATTGAATTGTTTAATTCAATTTTTCTTGTGTTCTCCCACGGTCTATGACCAATAAGATTTTGAACACCTGCTTGACTATCGTTTCCAGAAATTCTTGTTTGTTTCATTAATCGAACGAACACTCGTTGCGACCTGCGTGCCAGCATCATTCACTTTAACACGACCAACCTGTACCTTCGTGTTATTTATCTTGGCTATCAACGTAGACGCACCGACAAAAGCAGCATCCAACTGTGCACCAGAAAGTGAATTAATATTTTTAACTTTAACAAAAGGCTCTACCATCTGAGAATCCGTAGTAAGAGCTCTCTTCAAAGCCTCCCGTTTAATTACTTCAACAACTGTCTTATGATATTGTGTCGGCTTGGAAATATTCATTTCAGGTGCAAGCAATCCAACACGATAAGCGATATCATTCCAGCTATCCATTGTTTCTTTCTTTTCTGCTTCTTGCTGTTTAGCAAGTTTCTCTTCTTCTGATTCATCTTCATCAGCGGTCTGAGCAAGCTCTAATTTCTTTGCATCAGATTCAGCATCATCCTTTGTTTTCTTATCCGTAGCTTCCTTCTCTTTAGCTTCACGTGCTGTTTTCTCTTCTTCAGTTTCTTCAGCGTCAGCAGTCTTCTCTTCTTTTTCCTTTGCCTCACGTGCAACTTTCTCTTCCTCAGTTTCATCAGCGTCTTTATTAGTAATAGCCCCCGCTAATTTTTTCTGATCAGCTTCTGCATCATCCTTTGTTTTCTTCTTATCTTCAGCTTCTGATTTCTCACGTGCTTTTATTTCAGCCAACTCAGCAGCTTTCTCAGCTTTCTTTTCGGGGGTTTCTTCCTCTTCGTCAGCATCTTTCATAATAGCATCCATTGCAGCGTGAACCTCTTCATCAGACTTCACAAGCTCGGCAATAACTTCTTCCAGCTTTGAAATACGATCTGCCAGTTCAGCACAATTACATGTGGACTCAGCATCCCCTGTTTTCTTTTCAGCTTCCTCACGGGCTTTCTTCTCTTCCTCAGTTTCCTCTACATCCTTAATGAAATTGCCCTTAGCCTTTTGTGATTTATCCTGTGTTTCTTTTTCTTTAGCCTCACGTGCAGCTTTCTCTTCATCCGTTTCATCAACTTCCGCAGCTGCATCGGTAATCATTTTGATTGCTGCCTTCACTTTATCTGAAAATTTAATCTTTGATTTCATATCAACTTCCTCCTGTTTAATATTACAATTTCCTTTACAATCACCACAGTGATCGCAGATCGTTTTCTTATCATTTATTCTACACCGACTCCCAGCACGTCCTTTATCTACCAACGCTAGATGGTTTCCGATAATATCTTTTTGTAGCCCTATACCCTCTTCTATTTCGGAGTATTCGGCATCGTAGCCACAGGAAACTTCTCTCAATCCTGCTTTGACCAGCTCGATTGCTTTCTCCGTTGTAATTAATAAATCAGCTAATAGTAAATCATCCTGTTCCCCAGTACCTCTACGCACATTCTGAATCGTCCCATGTGCTAATGTCTGCCAGTTCTCTGGTGTAACAAAGGTATTCGGGTGATCAAGGGTAATGCTTTTACCAAGAAATGAGGCAATAGTCTTGTCATTAAATACCTCTTCCTCACTGCGTCTAATAGTAACAACCCCGTTTTTCGCAGTAACAGGTACTTCTGAATCCCTGTATTGCATTTCACCTGTACGGCAAATAGCCACATCGTAACAACATAAAAAACCTTCAGGTGTTTCAGCAATTCTAGGGCTTAACTGTTCAGTGGTATAAAATCGCATCAATGTCCCTTATTACTTTTGAAAACTTTCTTTTTCAGCTTGTCGTTTTTTCAACTCAGCTTCAATTTCAGCTAATGAAAATATAGAGGATTGATTTGCAGCAATCCTTCTTTTCATTGTTTCCAATTCACTTGAATTGTAATTCATAATATTATCATCTTCTTCGGAACGGGCATCTTTTCCTTTAAATCTTGCATCACAAACTCGTCCATCAACAATATTCAATAAGTGCAAAAACATAGGTATTCTCCTGTATTGTTCTTCTATAATAAGCGAATTATACTTCTTTTCTACCGCTACAACACAACAACTATTTGAATTTATTAAATATGTTGCAAAATTCCTTATTGCATCACATATAATTTTTAATTTTCACGCCACTTTTGACACAGGATAAGCCAGTTCACCCTCTGCTATTTTGGCGAATTGCATTTGATTCATCGTACGCAATTTCCCATCATAAAATACCTGTGCTGGGAAAGTGATATCACTAATCCTAATTACAGGGGAGGGAAAACAGCGACAATTGAACGTGTTGCCACTATGGTACGAATCGTAAGGCTTTCCTACCTTTATTTTACCTTCACTCCGACCCTGAAATAACTTTTCAGGATTCGGTGGCTCTTCCCATCGGCACACAACATTATTCATTAATTTATGGCTTAAACGTGTGCGTATATCATGGGAGCTGTGCCATATATACCAAGCCAATCCTGAGTTTTCAGCACGCACCTCTGTCAACCCAGTGCCTATGCGTGATATTTCTGTGCGTGCGATCCGCATCGCATTAGACTTGGAAACACCTTCTGTTTCCATTATCTGGTTTGCTAATCCCTTCGCCCGCTCTGTACCTTCATACAAATTTTTGTATACAAGTTTATGTATTCTTTTTGCAGCGTCTATCGGTAAGGATTTAATCAATTCAACTTGATCATCCATGTATTTTTTTAACTGGGCATCAACTGGGAATGTAGTCACTTCCCTTCTCACACCTGCTGACATCCGCTCACTATGCTTATTCCACGCCTGAAGATCATTATTATTTAATTGGTAAACAACTTTCTTGGATACCTGCAATGCCCAATCTGTCAACTGATTTGAAAAATTGTACAGGGCTTTGATCAACTCAATATTATCATCAAGCTTTTCTGGATCGTAACGCTGTATGAGTTGCCCAATCTGTTTCGCTACACTCACCAGCTGGCTTGCATATAATGTTTCAACTGATTTGGTTTTCTCAAATGCAGATGCCTCTACTGCACGCACCTTTGCAAATCGATCTACCTTCTTTGGTACTTCTTTTTCAGTTGTTGCTTTTTTTGCAACAGTTCCCTTTTTGGTTTTTATCTTCTCTTTTTTACCGCTGTCGTAGAAGCCAACAAGAGTGTACATTAAATCACCACCAGTATCCTGACAATAATAGCAACCATTAATAAAAGAATAAGAAGTGTCATTAATTTACCTTCAGCAGAGAAGCTTCTTATGAATTCAAAAACGCTTGGTTTTATTTTCCCATTATTCCTTAACATACTGCCCCACCAATTCTTTCAAACAATGCTGACAAAAAGACAAATCTACTTCTGTCCCATCACCAAATACACTACCATACCCTCCCCAAAAATGTATCCGATAAATCTCTTGGTACTCAAATGTATTATCGGGAGTAATCACCTTTCCACATTTATCACAATTAATAAACTCAATTTCAAAATGCTTAACCATTACTTCTTTGTAAGCTATCATTTCTTTTCCTTTTTTATTTTAATGATACAACCTTTAGGAATTCCTGTTACACGTGAGTAAGTGATATCCAGTTTATCCCCGTAGATGTATATATGTCCTTTACACTCACAATAAAAATAACCTCTGCTCTCTGCCGTTGCGTCTTCCGTGTTAATTGCTTTTATGATCTCTTCATCCTCAGCCCAAGAAATTAACTGTGGGTTGTATGCATCCAGCCAGATTATATCTACCTTGTCACCCTTGTTGAGCTTAGGGAATTTTATCGGGGAAGAAGAGGAATCCCCAAATTTGGGTCTTTTCTTTTTTGACTCTTTTATATCTTCCTTTGTTATTGTCCCCAATACTCTCATTGTTATTTATCCTTTACGATTTCTCGTTTAGCTGGCTCATTATTAAATTTTAAACCAAGATGCTTCATCAGTAAGTTCATATCATCTAACTGAAGCTCCATCACATCTTGCAACCATGCAATTTTTAATAAAGCAAAATCAAGCTTTCCTTCTAAACGTATCAGTTCACTTTGTGTAGAATTTTTGTTTCGCTGAAGCCCCCTTGTAAATGGATTCATATTCTTTCTCCCCTCCTTAGTAAATAAAATGTATGTTAAATATTTCAAAAGTAATATTGTTCCTATCCCCCCCCAACTACTATTCCAAAAGCAATTAAAAAATCGATCATACTTCCCCCCTAATTGTAAAGAGTTGCCTTAAATAAGTGCATAGCCATTTCGGTGATGTCACCCATGATGGCTTCCTTATTCACGTGCTGTAAGTAAGCTTCCTTTGCTTCTTCAATTGTATCGAACCCCAGAAAAACTTTCTCTTCATCATACCCCTGCTCATTCATTTGTCGTACAATAAATGCACTGGGTGCATACTGACTCTTGCCGACAAAACAATCAAGCTCATCACCATCAGCCCCCACCGTTCCATTTATATATCCATAGGGCACTTTCATTGTTATCACACCTTCCTCTGTAGCTGACTTCCAATGCCTTTGTGATCCTACTTCATTTTCGATGGTGATATCTAATCCTTGAAATTTCATAGTGCTTAATTTGTCCTTTGTTTTTCTGTTTTGTAAGAAGCTGTCAAACAAGATTTGGTTCTCTACTTCTTTTACATGACTGCCGATCAATGGTATTTTCAGCAATGCTTCTTTTAATGATGGTGCTTCGATCTTCTCCATACTGCCGACACGAAATGCACCAACACCTTCCTTGAAATAAATTGTAACAGGCTCTGGGTTTCTACGATCAACAAGAATTGTCATACCAATTAAATCAGGGTTGTCTTTTAAGAAAACTTCTTTATTCTCCCTGCTATCTTTACGCATCTGCACACGTTCAACATCAGTTTCAATAAGTGATTTAATCTCCAGTGCAATGTTGCCGACAATAATATCAAATGGGGAGTTACCCGCTGTGCGTTCTGCATTCACAATACTACCTGCAACCTCATCCTCAACAGCCTCCGCTACGTCCTGCCGTTCCTTTGTGGACTCCACATAACTTGCTTTTGCTATTTCTGATTTCCCATCAATCGTTTTTCTGTTTTGTAAGAAGCTGTCAAAAAAGGATTGGTAATCTGTTACTTTCTTTGTGCGATCAATCTTCTGAGCTGGAACAACATTAACACCACGCTTAATTAATTCCTTTTTTAAAGATGGTGTTATAGTGTTCTCAGGAACAGGAACATTATTCTTCTTTATTGCAGGAGCAATAATTTTAGCCACCTCATCATCGGGCACAACTCGAATTGCTTTTGAGTAACGTGACAAAATGATCTTCCTTTGTGACTCTTTTGGTAATTTAGTATTCACAACCCCAGAGTGCCAATTCACTTCACCAACTACATCTTTTGCATTCTCTGCCTTATAGCCACTTGTTAATTCACTCTCTGGTATTTCCACTTCAACAACAACCAAATTTGGTCGGTTGTATGCCTCCGAAAATTGATCATTAAGTGGTGAAGTAGATGTATGAAAGTACGGATTGTATCTTGCTGGTACTGTCTTCTTATTGCCTTTTTCTAATTTAAACTTACCTTCCTTATCAGCAAGCTCTGGGGCTTCTACTGACTGCTCCCACTTCCCAATTTCTATAGGTGGTCTTAACTTATTTCCTATCATTGCAGACATAGGTGGATATAGTTTCCCATCAATGAGTTGCATAGCTCGATACATTTTAAGTTTCTTGCCAGCTTCAAGCTTAGCAACAGTATCTGGGTGTATTACATTTTTAGAAGGTGGTTCAATTTCTTCGTGTAATTCTGAAGACGATCCACTGCCGTTCGATTCTTTTTCAAATACATCAGACAAGTCTTCTTCTGCTATATATCGTTTTATCAAATCTTGTTTAACAGGAAGGTGCTCTACAACATCTTCTGGTGTTACACGTGACTCACTCTTAAACCATTTACCCTTTCCACCAACGTGTGCCAGAGGATCATTTGTATCTTCTTTCCAATCACCATTGTTTTTTATTTTTACAATAGAGATACCACCCTTGCTTTCCCCGCCAATCTCTTTTCTAAAATCCCAATCCATTTTAGCTGCCCAGTGAACAGCATCATGTGCATTTTCAAATGCGTAAACTTCACCCGCTCCATATCTTTTACCTTCACCTGTTTTCCAGTTGGTAGTTTGAAAAGGAAGAAGACCCTTTTCTTTTATTTTAGAAACATTTTTCGTAAACGTCACGTGGTAAAGATACTTGCTCTTGGGTGTCTTTTGAATTTTCTCCGTCTTTTTACTTTCATGGGACGCTTCAGATTTAGAAGACGCTCCACCACCACCTGCTCCCTTAGCAACAAATTCCCCACCATGCTCACCTTCTTTAGCACGTGGGTGTTCTTCTTCTTTGAAGTCTGCATCCTTCGTTGATACTTTTTCTAACTCCAACGTAACACATAATTCTTCAGGTATTTCTTTTTCAGTTGTAAATGTTCTGTCATCGATCTTGGTGTAATCCTGTTTAATCACACTCCCAAAGCCCATCCATATCGGACGATTGGTAGATTTGTATGTGAACTTATCTTTTGTTTTAGTTTTTCTCCATGCAAGATAATTATCAAATGTGGCTTTATGATCTTTTGTTTTTTCTGAGTAATGAAAGTTATCTTGTTTGTAGCTATTATAATGATCCATAATTTGATCAGAGTATTTTTTTCCTGTCTGCAATCCGACATAAACTTCCGCTATAAATTCTTTTACATTTGACGCAGCGTATGCACCAACTTGTTCCTTTACAACACTTTTAAAATGATGATCATTAATAAAATTATGTTCTGCACTGGGGGAATCCCCATATAAATAGTGAGCATACTCATGTAACAACATGCGGGCGGGGTCAGACGATGAATAGAATTTATTCCCATCCGATCCATTATGAATTGCATACCATTTAGGATCGTCCCAATTTTTTGAATAAGGGTTTATGATTATTTCGTCTACCCCAGTATCTGGATTTTGCCAATGAAAGGCTGAACCCTTTTTCTTTATTCCATCTCTAATAAACTGTGGTATCTTATTATCTAATATACGTGAATGAATCCCCATTTTTATCCAAGCATCCATTGCTACTTTCATATTATTTTTTTTATCTGTATTAAATTTTTCACCATAAGATTTTAAAGTATCAATATTATTAGTTTCCTTAGACTCCTCTTCCGCAGGTACTTGTCGGGAAATAATTCCTTTACTCTCAACAGATTGCGGATCAACTGCTTTCACACCCCCCTCAGATTCTGATTTCTTTTCCCTTACAATGGCACTCTCAGGAATACTACCATGATGTAATACTGACTCAGCTTCACCACCAGCCATACGCATATCTTCTGGAGTCAATTTACTCATATCAACTTTAACAGAACTGTCATATTTTTTTTCTGGGCGTAACCAAATAAACTTATCATCTGGTGAAACATTATTAAATACATCTACTGCTGGTCTATCGCCTTTTCGTAAATCATAAGCTTTTAAACCCTCTGATTGTTCAAGACTAACATGAGGAATATCATGATACATATATCTAGGAATATCTTGCTTTGCTTTAGAGCTATGTCCTATAGGAATTTGCACTGTTTCTTTTTTACTTTCTTTACTTGGTGCTGACTCATTGCCTGACTTAGTGCCTTCCTCTTCCACTTG